TCCATCATTTACTGACATTCGCCATCATTTCATTACACGTGCTGAACTTCCACTCGCCCAAAACATTCCAGTAAAATTGCAAATTGTTGAGAAAAATTTGACCCGTACCATCAAAGAAGCTTCCACCTCCAAATTAACTGGTGAATTACACGGTAAACATTCAGCCGATGTGCATTCAGCCTGTCCTTACGGTATTGAATATCGTATCTCAACTGTCCGAGGTGATTGTGGCGGCCTCGTCATTGGTATGAACAAAGCGTTGCAGAGCAAAGTGATCGGAATGCATTGTTTTGGTTCAGACAAAGATAAGAGCGTTGGATACGGATTCATTGCTCTTGGGGAACGTGTGACAGAATTGAACTTACACACACAGTGTGCGTCTGCACCACCTTATGAGTATCTTCGTAGTCTTGCAACACCTGTTGACGAAGAGGACTTACCATCATACACACCTCCTGGACGACACATCATTCTTGGACTCAACAAAGAACGCTGTCTTGCTTCACCTTTGAAATCGGATATCAAACCATCACCAATTTTTGATCAGGCATTCATTCATGAGACCGAACCCGTGTGCTTATCACCTCGTGATCCACGCAACTTATCTGGCTCGACTCCATTGGTTAATTGTGTTAAAAAATTCGACTCTTATACTGAACCTTGGGACTATCAAGATCGTGTCGTTGCTCGTGAATATTCCTTGAAGGAATTCTTTGATTTCACAGCCGATTATAATGGCCCTAAACGTCTATTGACACAACACGAGGCAATTAATGGTGTACCTGGTTTCGTTGAACCAATGAATTTTCGAACATCTCCCGGGTATCCATTTGTCTTACAAAAACAACCAGCACAAATTGGCAAATTGTCCTTCTTTGATCGAGCCGGTGAATTACCATCTGGACAAGTGCTCTACAAACCAAAACCCGAACTTCAAGCAAGCATCGATAATATCCTTCGAACAGCAAAGGAGGAATTTTGGTGCCGTGACAATTTTTACATGGACTGGCTCAAGGATGAACGTCGAAAGATCGACCGAGTTCAAGCAGGCAAGACCCGAATGTTCAACATTCATAATTGTGCTTGGCTTATCGTCATGCGCATTTATTTTGGTGCATTCATGGCAGCTTATAATCATGCTATGATCATCAATGGATCAAGTCTTGGAATCAACATGTTTGGGCCTGACGTCACCAAACTCATTCGATATTTGCAACATGTTGGTGACAATTGGTGGGACGCTGATATCCGTAACTTCGATGGTACTGCGTCATTTGAAGAGATTTTTGACTCCTTGTGGGTCGCAAAGAACTGGCTGCTTAAATTTGT